AACATCGGTTTGTTCACTTTACGAAAAGGTTTACTAAACAAAGAAAAGGTAAGGGCATCCAAAATGGTGCTCTTACCCGCTCCGTTAGTACCAATGATAAGATTGGTTTTGTTGGCAGTCAGATCGACTTCAGTAAAGGTGTTGCCAGTAGAAAGAAAATTCTTCCAGCGAACTTTTTCAAACGTAATCATGGAAATTCGTCAGGGGGTATAATGAAGTCGTCCACTGTGATTATAGCATACTTTTGATCTCTCTGCTCGCATGCTCCTACTATTAAATTCTTGTCTATTTCTACCAATGCTAACTGCAGTCCAGTCTCACACTCGGTCAACTGAATGGCATAACGCTCACAGTCATCCAACTCATCAAAGATCGGCACAACGTGGTCTCCACTATCTCTATCGACTATAGAGAACACACCTTCTGGCTTGTCCTTGAGAGTTAAGATGTAAGACATTAGACCATCTCGCAACTTTCAATATATAGCGATCTCATCAGTTTCTTCAGGTCAGATTTCTCTACGGTCATCTCTACCTCATCGATGTACTCATTGAGTAATGTCAGTGTGTCTTTGACTTCCAGGTCTGGTTCCTCTACGTTGTCTTCATCAACCAGAGTCTCTACAACTTTGATGTCATGCACACCTGCATTGTACAGGTTTTCCACAACCTTCTCAAACTTGTAGTAGTCACGCTTCTCTTCCACAACCAGTTTGACAAAGGTATCTTTGTACTCGGTGTAGTCTAGAACCATGTCCTTATCTACATCGTTGTAGAAGACCTTCTTGAAGATGTCATATGGATTCTTGACCATGCGAAGTTTGTTTGTTGCTGGTTCGTAGAGATGGAATCCACGTTGGTCAGCGTAATCATTCCAGAACATCTGGTAAGGATTGCCAAGGTATGTGATGTTACCCTTGCTTGACTTGTGGTGAAAGTGACCAGAGAAGACTTGCTTGAAGTTCTTATAGACCTTGGGGTCCATACCGTGCTCCATCTTCATGCCTGGTGTCACTTCAAACCCATCAAGTTCAAGGTGACCCATCACAATTTTCGCATCTGTCTGCTGGAGATGTTCCATCGTGGACGCTTCGTTCTCCCTATTGATCCAAGGGACAAAACAAATTCTCGTGCCCTCAATAGTAACAGTACACACCTCATCGTACACACGAATATTGTCATAGTTACCTAGCAGCAGGTCAGGAGAGTTGATGGAGTTTGTATTCTTGTAGTACACACAGTGGTTACCCAGGATTGTGTGTACAGTGATACCCATCTCTTCTAGGCGATCAAAGTAGTGAGCACGGATCCTGTTCCAGACATTGAAGTCAATTGCTTTGCGGTTATCAAACGTGTCACCTAGATCGATGATCTCTTTGATTCCTTTCTTTTCTAGTGTAGGGAAGAACACATCCTCATAGAACTTGAGGAAGTAATTCCAGAATGCCTGACTACCCTTACGACCATCGAGATGTTGATCAGTAATAAGTGCAATAGTCATCTGTTCATTCTTGTTTCAATGTTTTCTTTAATGCTACCCATGTCGGAGTAAGAGGCATTCATGCCTGCCATGTCACCATCATACGTGTCTGTGTGCATGATCTCCTGGTGTCCAGACTTCTCTAGGATCTTACTCTTGATCTCTAACTGACGCTTCTCTTTCTGAATGCGACGAAGGAAAGCATAGTAGATGATCTGGGTGAAGTAAGCAAACGGGTTAGAAGATTTCTCTGGATCGAAGTTAAGGATGTATTGAATACAGTTCTCCACACCATCGCAAATCATGTCCTCTCTGAACATGTAGTTGACAAAGTTTGGTTTGTATGATAGGTGTGTAGCAATCTTGGAGAAGCAATCACCTAGGTATTCATAACATCGTTTAAACTTGACCGTTGTTCTTCTATCTCTATGGGTACGGTAGTACCTGATAGATTCAAGGTATGACTTATGTCCCAGACGTTCACCATCCAGGAAGAAATCCCGCAACAGAATCACGGCAGCAAGGAACTCCTTGTTGTTTACGTAATACTCTGTCTTTGTTCTGGTTTTCTTCATACCATACCGTTTGCTTCAGACAGTATAGTACAGAATGTACTTAATGTCAACCTCAACACCATTTTCCATAGGGGCTTGACAAATACACCTAACACCTATAGAATAACTCTGTCAAGGGTTCAAGATCATTATAGCTATTAATTAATTACTAACTATTATTAAATAACTTCTCTAATTTTTTCTTTTGATCATTAACATTACCTAGATATCCCATTTCTTTTGACATCTTACTTATAGATGAATCTTGTTCATCACTTAAATGACGTTCATAGAAACCTACTATCCTTTCATCTGACTCTGTTAGAGTCACTACTTGATTCATTTTTATAATGAATAGTTCTTCATAAGAACTAACTACCCAATCACTTAATGAGAATCCTTCTACTAATCTACCATTCCTTTTTTGATTTGCTCTAGTTACTAGTAAAGGTTTCTCTACAAGTAAACAGTCTTCTTCAGTCAAGTAACATACTTTAGCAATAATTTCTTCATTAGATGTTAGTTTTAATGTTGCATAGAATTCGTCTTCCATACTTACCTTAAGTCTATGTTTATAGTTTCGTACTTAAAGTTCTCTTCCTGATATATTGTTACTCTTTCGTAAAGATGTTTCAACGTATAGTTATCTTTACGACCAGAGATATCGTCAGCGATATCATACAGTGTAGCAATATCTTTTCCATCTCCTTTACGTAGGACTCTACCAATTGATTGTAAGTTCCTTACTCTAGATTTGGAAGGAGAAGCAAATACGATGTTATGTAATTTTTTGATGTTGATGCCTGTGGAAAACGTACCGTAAGATGCAATGATGACAGCGTTAGATTCGCATTCTGTGATTGCCCTTACTTGTTCCCTGTCCTCGGTATCAGTACCACCATGGACGAAGAATACTTTTCTGTCGTCACTAATGTAATTATTTATTAGTTCGTATAAAGGGTCACCATGCTTTTCCACATAGTTAAAGAGAACTAATGTGTTGCCTTCAATATCGTTGACAAGATTTTTGATTAGGTTATTTCGCTTCTCATGTGCTACAATGTAGTCCATCTCCTCATGGTAATCAGCGAAGTATTTGTAATCATGTTTACAGACTAGGATCTTGATCCGTAGGTTAGAAAGGAACCCTTTCTTAATAAGCGAATCTGTCTTCGTAACCTGTTCACATGCACCAAACAAACCCTCCAAGACCCACTTATGAGTCTTGCTACCATCGAGGGTCCCTGTGAAACCGAAACGATACTTGGCATTGTGGAGTTTGGTGAGGATACCTGTGAGTGACTTTGCCTTAAATAAATGTGCTTCGTCACCGATAACACAGTCAATGTCGTCAAAGTATCTTTTGGGAAACTTGTAGATTGATTGCCAGGTTGAAATAACAACTGGTTTATCCGTATTTTTATCCTTGCCAGAGTATATGGTGTGACAGAATTCGTCTGCATTCCATCCATAGTCCTTAAAATCCTTTATCATTTGTTCTACCAAAGAAGTCGTAGGAACGATCAGTAGAATCTTCTTACCCGCCGATGCATAATAGCGAACGATGGAATAAATCATAAGGGATTTACCAGATCCTGTCGGTGACAAAAATAACCCTCTGTTATTCTTGAGCGCCTTGTACACAGTCATGTACTGATAATCTCTAGGCTTATACTTACAGATATGTTTCATGTAATCTGCAACAGCAGGGGGAGAAACAAAATCGTTCTCCACCTCTACCTCACCATACCAGTCATTATCCTCGTATCGGATAGCGTACTGTCTCTCTTTGCACCACTCTTTGAGGTGTGACAAGAGACCATGATACAGTTCACCTGTACCAGGTGAGTACAGATGGATCATTCCATCCCAGTATCTGTATCGTGGTTGACGCTTTAGAAACTTTGCCTCTGGTAATTCAAAGGAGAAGTAGTCTGCCAATTCACGATGGACATGAGGTTCCGATGAGATCTGTAGATAGACCTCATTCTTTTTCTTGACAACTAGTTGAGACATTAGTTTCCATTAATAAATTTTTCCCATTCAATAGCACTCTTGATCTGGAAACCTCTGTTAGAGATTTGCTTCATCACATGATCGAGGAAGTATAACATTTGATCAATGTACTTGACCTTTGCCTCGGTGTTGATGAGTTCGTCATCTGACTCCAGATACACCTTCATCTTTTCTGATGTCTTAATACTAGTACCAAAAGGTTTTTCGGCGTAGGTTTTAGCGTCAGCTTCTCCACCGTAGTATTCTCTCTTATCTCGTAGGAGTTTACGATATTCAAACTCCAGTGAGGTTTTGATTTGTGAGAGATCTGTGTAATGGTTTAAGTATTTATTGTGCTGGAAAGGGATCTCCAACGCAAGACGTGCCAGATCTTCAGAGTATTGTTTGTTCTTAAATTGAAAATCGATTTGAGTATCTTTGGTCCACTCTTCCTTAATTGATTGGAAGCGTTGATGTAAGGAGTTGAAATTCATAAAGGTTGCATTGACAAATCATTCACTGTGTACCTGTGATACTTAAAGGTGACAGTTGCAGTAAAGAATTCAACTTCACTGACCGTGGCATCAAAAGGTATGCTGGTTAGAGATACTGGAATCAAATTCTCAAAGTTCACAATAAACTGTGGATTGAAATTTGATGTCAGAATCATGAGGTTCCCATCAGAATATCCTTCTGGTTCTCCTTCAAATGAATCTGCGTTACCGTAGTCTCTAATCCAATTCCAAACGGACATGTAATTCTTGAGGTCTTCATCAATGATGAATCTCAATGACAGGTCTCCATATTCTACACCACCGCCAGGGATAATGGGGGCACTTCTGAACGGTGTTGCCACTTCGACAACTGGCATGTTTACATCAGGAATGCTTGCTGATTGACAGAAAAAATCCACCCCTTCAAATCTTTCCATCCGAAAGGTAAAACCTGTTGGGGATAGAAAGTTTCTATTGGATGGTTGTTTCTTGTACCAATCAGCAGTCATGTCAACTTCCCAAGCACTACTATTTAGCAGTCGTTAAAGACCCCTCCTACAGTGGATCCTAGAGATGACCCTGCCTTCTGTCCTAGGAGAAGTGCCCATCCACCTGCTAACCAACCCACGTAGGGGATGCTAGCGACCGCTGGGACGGCGACACCAGCAGCTATAGCACTACCTGCCATCGCACCTTGAGATCGTGCTCCAGCGTCCGCCGCGATACACTCGGCGCTGACACCTCCTGTCTTTCCCACTTCACCTATTTCACCTCCGATGTTGCGAGTGCCATCCATGGTGTACTGGTCTCTGCGATACTCGTCACGCATTTCAGTACCACCACGACCAAAGAATCCCTTCCTCTCTTGATTGAGTCGAAGTGATTTTTCTGATTCTAGAATAGCAGGATCGTTTGCTTTGTATTCAATCTGGTATCCGTCCTTACCTGCTTTGATACTGTAAGATGAATAGTCACCACGAGGAATGTTGATGGTTGGAACCTGTGGTACAGTTGGTTCTTCTGGTCTGTGAATTACATATCCGATCAGACCGATGTGTGATACAGCAAACAACGCACCAATAGTTCCGATGAGAATCTTGAACGTTGACGGTTTCTTTGTCTCTGTCTCTGTTGATGGTTCTACTTTCTTTGCTGCTCGTCTAGCGTCTGCTTGTGCTTTCGCTTCTTCTAGGGATGGCATAATAACCCATAGTAAATTCTAACATCTATTTATTCAAAACATAAAAAAAGCGCCCCCGAAGGGACGCTGTGTAAACCTGGTGATGAATCACATGAGGTTTGTGACTTGTACACGTCTGTAGTACATGTTTGCATTTGCGGTGAGCGATTCGCCATCGGGGGTGCCGTTGTATGCACCGTTGGTGGTGACGAAAGGATTGCTGACCATGCCGTAACGAGTCTTGAAACCAATCTTTGGTTGGAAGGTATCAGGATCGATAGAACGTACCATCTGGAGAGGTACATAGGGGCAGTAGAAGAGACCTGCATCATAAGGGGAAGTACCCTTATAACCGATAACATAGTAGTGCTTGTCGGAGAGGTTCGCTGCATAAGGATCAACGTAGACCTTGATGCGACCGTTGATAGTACCTACGGAGAGGTTACCAGTGTCATCAACATCACCGATGGAAGGACCACCAGCGCCAGTTAGACCGCTGCTGTAGTCGAGAACTCCTGCCATTGCCAGTGCCGAAGCGACATCAGCAGAACAGATCAGGAAGTTGCCCTTTCCTCTACGAGTCTCTTGTGCGATTGCGTTAGCGTCACGCTCGATCTGGAAGAGAAGTCCTTTGAATTTCTCAACAGACCATCTGCCGTTGGAGTCAACGTCGAGGTCGAAGATGCCAGCGTTAGCAACGTTGTTTTGAGCACCTTTCTTTGCAACTGTGTAGACAGTACGAACGACTTCACGGTTGATTTCTGCGAGAACTTCGCTAGAAAGGATGTTAGCAAGTTCTTGCTCTGCATCCAGACCATGGATCGCCTTGAGGTCTTGTGCCAGTTCCAAGGTGTATTCTGCTTTGAGTGCTCTGGACTTTGCAGTCACAGAAGTCTTCTCAATGCTGAATGACATCTCACGGAACAGACGGGAAGCTTCGCCCATCTTCTCCAGGTTCTCACGGCTCATGCCACGACCTACTTCGTAGGTTCCAGGGGAGGAGTCGTTAAGGAGTGAAGGGTTGTTGCCTTCGGAATCGCCACCAACACCAGCGCCAGTTCTAGGAGTATAAGCTCCAGCAGAAGCGTCGTGTGCAGCAGAGAATCCAGTGTCGGGCTCGTTGAACAATGCCTCTTCGCCGCCTTGGTTCTCGTAGCGGGAACGCATTGCGAAGATAAGTCCAGTAGGACCAGACATTGGTTGGACGCCACATACGTCATATGCCATCAGGTTAGGCATTGCACGACGGACGAGGGAGATCAGTACAGGGTCGAAACCTGCAAGACCTGCAGTGTTAGCGTTGCCGAGTGCGCTGCCAGCAGGAGAAACAGTACCAGCGCCTAGGCTGTTAACTGCAACTTCGTTTAGCATGCCGCGCTCTTCGCGCATGAATCTTTCTTGGTTCTCCAGGAGGACAGAGGTGACAGCCTTCTTATAACGGTCTCCGATAGGCGAGGAGCCTTCGTGACCTAGAACAGGTGCCCACTTTTCCTGAAGCTTTTCTGCTTTAAACATTTTAGCTTGTTAGGGTAAGGAAAATTTATAAAATTATTATCAGGAATTCCAGCGATTAATTGCTTGGAGGTACTGTGCCATTGCTGGGGATACCTCTTCGCCTTCGACTGGTGCTTCGTCAGTAGCTTCTACAGCAGGGGAAGCAGGGTTTGCTGGGAAGTATGATTCACGGAGGGTCTTAACCTTCTCTGTAAACTTCTCTTCAGATTCAAACTCTACGCCTTCTGCTAGAGATGCCAGCTTGTCTTTTTGAGTATCTGCCAATCCTTCCGAAACAACGTTCAGAATTACAGTTTTTGCAGTCTCATCTAGACGACCTTGAAGTTTCACGTTGCGCTCAATTTGTTGGTTGAGGCTGTCTTCCATCTTACGAATGTCTTCAGTCAATCCTTCGACAACATCAACTTTGTCGTCGGGGATGTTAATGTAATGCTCTTGGAAGAGATTCTTGAGTCCAGAGATGAAGTCTTCGGTAATTTCGTTACGAATACCACGATCGATGGATACTTGGTTCTCTTCTAACCATGCTTGAATAGCGTACTTGATAGTACCGCCAACCTCTTCTGCAAGCTCACCCTTAACGGTTGCTACTTGCTCGGAGAGACGAGTCTCAAACTGCTCTTCGAGTTTTGCCCACTCTTCAGACAGTTTGGATTTGACTGCTGCTTCAAAAATTGTTGCTGCTTTCTCTTTGAACTCTTCAGAGAGTTCTGTTCCTTCGGTGAGTGCTGCAACATCTGCACTCATGTCAAGGGATTCAAAGGAAGGTTTGATGGGATATGTTACATCAGGACCAGTGCTGGTTGCATATGCTGCGTCAGCACCAACGGTTTGAGTCTTGCCCTGATCGCCAGGATCATTGATGTTAGCGGTCTGTGCAGTACCATCGCTCTGTGCGCCTTTAGCACCAACAGGAGCAGATGCTTTAGCACCAGGATTATCCTCGCCCTCATCGTTTCCGTCTGGACGTGGACCACCGTTGTCGGTGACTGACTGTTGAGCTCCGTAACCATTGACAGCATCAGTGCCTACAGTTGCCTTACCTTCACCAGCTCCAGCTTTGGAGTTGACTTCGGTCTTGGACTGGCTAGACGCTTCATAACCGCCACCACCAGGAATAACTGCTGCAGATACTGTTGGCATAGGATCGCCCGCTTCTACAACTAGACCTGATTCAGTTACAAACTCCTCAAATTTTTCCTTTAACATATCTGACATTTGAGTTTCCCCTTGAATTTCTATAGCTATTTCTATGATTATTTATTAAATTAGAGATTTGACAGGAAGTGTTCAAAGACCTGTAGGGTCCTCTCTTCCAAATCTTTTTTGGATGATTCACTAATGTATCCCTGGTATTTAGACACAGTTTTCTCCTTTAGGAGTCCGTTGTCCCATACCCATTCCTTACCTTCCATAATGCCGTTTACAAATGCATCAGGAGCGGAAGGATCTGCAACAATGTCTGCTGCAGTCGCGAGCATAAAGTCATCCATAACATAGTTGGCGTTTTCACGCCTATCAATGCTACCCATGCCGCGAGAAGAAACACCAAGTTTCACACCCTCACCAAGGAGAGATTTGGCAATGTTGCCCATTGGTGTGTCGAGAATTCGTGCCTTACCTACGAAGTTATTTCCCTCTGCCTTGAGTGACATGATCCTGTGGGATACACGATCAAGGTTTACAGTGGGACCATCGGGGTGACCGAGTTCTCCTAGAGCACGACCTTTGGTTACGTACTCTTCGTTGTAACGACCTACTTCTTTTTCCAGAACAGAAAATGGATAGACTCTTCCGTTACGGTTTTTTACTTCCGACTGGAGGAATACACCCTCAATGTAGAGGTGCTTCTGACCGTCTTTTTCTTCGGTCAAAAGTTTGACCTCCTCAATGTTTTCTGTAATGAGTTTCATTCTTCTGGAGTATCTGTAGGTTCATCAAAGTAGCTAGAAGCTACACTCTGCTTGTACTGATCAATCACGTCCTGTGCTTTGCCGTATAGATAATCGTTAATTTTATCTAACGCTTCGCCACGCTTCTTGTCAGCAATCAAATCAACAATGTCAACGAGTTCAGACTCTAGTGGTGTATCCATAGTGTAATCAAGAGATTATATTTTATTTATCAGCTTTAGGTTTTGCAGGCGCGGGAGCAGGTTTCAACTTCTCCATTTCCTTTGCTTTCTCTAGTTCTCTTTCGCCAGCATCGTCTGCCTGTTGCGCTGCAATTTCTGGAGCGAAGGCAGTGTTCTGCTGGTTCATCATCTCTAGAGAATTGACATCGACTGGATCGATTGCCATGCCACTGTCAATGTCAGATGACATCTGCTTGTCAATCTCCTTGTACTCCTTCTCGGTCTGCATGAGAACCTGACGACGGATGTACTCGGTAGAGAAATACTTTCCAACGAAAGGATCCATCTGGGTAACGAGAGTGACGCGCTGCATCATCATCTCCTGTTGCTTCAATTCATTGAAGTGATTGTCAAACAGGAAGTCATATTGGATATGCTCTTCCATGTCCTCCCAATCTTCAGGAGCGATGACACCCTTGAGGATAAGTTGAGTCTTGAGAATGTCGTGGAACAAACGTGAGAAACGCTTGCGAAGACGACCGATGAACTTACTGAACTTCAGTTCATCACGTAGGATCTCTGTAGACTTGCCTAGGTTGAATGCTTTGTTGTCGTCAGTGAGACGAGAGGGTGGCAAGTTCAGGGAGTTGTATAGTTTCTTTTTGAAATACTCAACGTCCTTGAGTTCACCTAGGTTCTGACCACCAGGTAGTGTGGAGATCTCTGTGCCTCTACCACCTTCGCGGCGAGGTAACCAGAAATCTTCCAGCATACTCATGTGCTTTTTATCATCTCTGATCTCTCCCGTCGAAGCATCGTAAACCAACTTATTACGATAACGTGCCATGACATCACGGAGGTATTGTTCTGCCTTGACTTTAGGAAGATTACCAACATCGATGTAAAAGATTCTGCGTTCGGGTGCTCTGGACAAACGGTAGATGACCAGAGAGTCTTCAATCATACGAAGCTGATTGAGAGACTTGATTGCTTTGTGTAAGAAGGAGAGACTGTACTTCTTGTTCAGATCCATCACACCCGAGTTGACGGTAGCGATGGAGTCGGATGCAATCTTGATTCCGTTATTGGTTGCGAAGTCTGATGCACTGTTGTGTGGCATCGACATCGAACCAGAGAAACCCTTGGGTTGGTAGATGTAATACTCTACGTAATTGCCCCAATCATATTGCAACGCAGTACCTTTGACTGCTTGAGGATCTGATGCAACTCTTGGGTCTTGAATCTTTTGACGAACCTTACGAATCTTGACTGCATCAATGTTTCGTAGTTCTAGGATACCTGCTTTGGGGTTTTCAAGATCGATGACCTTGTGGTAATATACCCTACCATCCACATACCAATTACGAATGATCTGATGAGCGTTCTTGTCGAAGTTCAACATCTTTAAGATGTGGTCGAACTCATCTCTAATCTTTTTCTTTACTCCAGCACCCATCTGAAGATTTGATAGTTCGATCTCAACGGGTGCATCATCTGCATCGCTGACAACAAACTCATTTACAATTTCATCAATGGCAGTGTCTACTTCTGGGTGTAGCGACATGTCTCTATATCGCTTAAGTAGTTCGTACTCGTTTTTCGAGACGCCTTCTACATCTACGTAAGTACCAAAATAGCCACCTGCTACGGTGGCTACGCTGTCATCACTATTAGGGGGAACAGGAGATTGACCCTTGCTCCCCCCGCCATCTTTGATTAAAAAACCAAACAGTTGACTCATGATCTATTGATCTCTAAATTACCTGATGAACTATTTATCAGGTCAGAAAGATCACTTCTTGATCTCGATCTGGGAAGAACCAGTTGTACCACCCTTGAGTGCCTTCCAGTAAGAATACTGGAACTCAACTGTGAACTCTTCGATCTGATCGTTGCTGTCATAAGCAAGGTCGATCTGGGAGATGCTAGTTGGGAAAGCAAAGTACAGTTCGTAAGAACGTAGTTTGTTGGGTGATTCTGGTTGTGCCTCGTCCTTACGGAGTTGGTGTACCTTCATGTTCTGCATGTATCCATCAGTTGCACTAGGCTGGAACAATGGAGCATTGTTTGCCTCGTGAGTGTTGATAGACTCCAACCATTGCTCGAAGAAACCACGAACCTTCATGTCCTTATCGTTGAAGAACGTTGCAGACCAGGTGTCGAATGTACGATCACCAGCGATCTTGACAGTTCTTCCTCTGAAAGGAACTTCGATTACACCCAAGTTGGATGCAGGAAGTGCAGTGGATTTGCAAAGAAGGTTGACCAGTTTCTGATCTTCGCTGTTTGCAGTTGGTTCGTTATCGAGTCCCGCTGGGAACGGGATCTCGACACTGAACATATTAGGCTTGACGCCTTCACCAATTTTACTTAAGAAACTTGAGATGTTTGCCATTTGTGTTTACCTTTCCTTTTTTGGGTTATCAGTTACCGATTACTTCAGCGAACGAAACCCCAGTCTTCGTTGCAGTAAACGTTACGGTGATGTAGTTGATGGAACGGGTTGGTTTCATGAATAGTTCTGCAACAAACTCGTTACGGTCAACAACGTCGGGGGTGTTGTTTGATTCATCACATACCACAAGGAAATCAGTTACGCCGCGACGTGCTTGTACTTCAGCAAGGTAGCTAGTTGCTGCCGTGAGGAAGGAAGAACGTGTTGTCGCGTCGTTTTGTTCAAATAGCACTGCCTTGGCAAGTCCACCAATTCTTCTCTCAACATTGAGGAAGAGGCGACGAACGTTGATACGATCGAAGGAGGAAGGAGATGCGAGTGCAGTCTTGTCGCCAAACAGAGTGACGCCACTGCCAGGGAATACAACAACAGGGTTGATTCTGTTCTGGTAGAGTTCGTCTCTATCTGCTTTGCTAGGATTGTATGCTAGTTTGATAGCGTTACGTAGCGAACCTCTGTTCAGACCAGCAGGGGAATACCAGTCATCGAGCAGAGCCGATGTGTTAACGCAGAGACCAGCGATGTCTCCGTTGCAAGGGATGTAGCGATACTTATCGTTGAAGCGGTCATAGAAATACTTGTAACCGCTATCGAAAACAGCATAGGACGTGGAAGTCATGCCGTTAAAGAAGTTGAGAGTGTTCTCTCTTTGCTGTTGGCTGGTTAGTGAACCATTGGTGCCAACTTGGTTTGTCTTGTGAGGAGAAACGAAAGCAATACAGTCCTTTCTACCAGCAGCAATTGCAATAACTTTGTTTGCTTTTGCTTTGGTGTCGAGTTCTGTAGCGAGTGATCCGCCCATGAGAACAAAGTTCAGGTTAGGAACTAGTTCTGTGTCAGCGAACTCATCGAATGCGTTCTCGATTTCTGCAGGAGTGTAGTTGTAATCATCTGCACCACCAGAAAGATCGACAGCGTTCAATCCTAGAAGTTGCATCTTGCCACTGATGGCAGAACCTGCAAGGTCTAGTGCCTGACCAACACCATCGGTGGAAGGAGTCCAACCAGCAGCAGGAGCAGTTCCGTTAAAGAAGAACGAAGACTGTTCAGCAATGATGTCTCTGTAGAAGTTAGCAGCGCCTTCGGAGCTTCTGCCGTCGCTCAACTTGGAGACATAAAGGATTCTCTCAAGGATTGTGTTAGCAGAACCACTGACTGCACCATCGGTATCGATAACTGCGAAGTGAACTTCGTCATACTCAACACCAGATTCTACAGCGAATGCAGATGATCCAGGACGAGGACCGATAGCACCGAGGGGAAGACCAGTGCCAGGGATGATTGTATTGGTGTACCAATCTTTGACTGCAGAGATAGTGATTGCAGTGTCGGTTACGGTAGCAACTTCAAAAGTTGCATCTCCGTTGCCACCACCAACGGTGAGGACTTCACCAGCAACGTATCCAGAACCACCAGCAGCAATTGCGATTGCGCCGACAGTCCCTTGAACGGTAGCGATAGCGAAGGTTGCATCGGATCCGCCACCAGCAATGGTGATAGTGTCGCCTACGGTGTAACCAGTTCCAGGGTTAGCGATTGCAATCGATGTAACTGCACCAGCAGAAGTGGTGATGTCAACCGTCAAACCAGTACCAGTACCACCAGTAGTTCCTTGAGCGGTAGCATTGATGTATGCAGTACCACCTTGACCACCAGCAACGGTGAGAGGAATACCAGTTGAGACTGTGATGTTGACTGTAGCACCAGTACCTGAACCACCAGAGACAGCAACAGCAGTCGCGCTGTTGTATCCAGTACCACCAACGATCGTTCCGACGCTAGCGACAACTCCAGTATCAGGAGAGTCGATGCTGTCAGAAGGTGTTAGTCTGCTGGTAGGCTCATCTAGGATGAGTGCAGCTTCTAGAGTTGTGGAATTCCAGCTGTAGACAACTGCTTTCTTACCACCAGTGAAGGTGACTGTATCGCCCATAGACAGACCAGCAGGTGCTGCTGTTAGGGTTGCGATTTGGTCAGCACCACGGTCAACAGCGACAACCTTGAGGGAGTTGCCCCAGGATCCTGCTGATCTTGCTACGTAGCGATTACCATTTCCATTTCCTGCTTCCCAGTCATCGTCATTCTTGACTAGGACTGCTTGTCCACCATCCGATGCACTGTTAACGCTTGTAGCAGCACGAACGACTGCGAGGCGACCGCCGTATCCGAGGAATTCAGATGCTACGAAAAAATCTTCTGCGTTAGAGTCGGTGGGTTGACCGAATACTGAAATTAATTCTTTTTGTGACGCGATATTCACGACCTTTCCAATAGGTCCTTTTTGGAAAGTTGATGCGTGTGCAGCAGTAATAGTGCTTGCACCGACAACAACAGCATTACTAATGTCACGCTCTTTTAAAACAATTCCAGGCGAGACTTGACTTGCCATGTTTTTCTCCTTGAGTAAACCAAATTTGATCTATAGGTATTTAGATTTTTGGAACTTTCAAGTGGGGAAACCATGCACGAACCCTTTACCAGTCTGGGTATATGTCTTCCTTTAAATTACGCTTCCTACTCGTCACTCTTTTCTTGGTACACTCCTTACATTCATAGGACCACGCAGACAATGATGTCCTGTCTGGTCTAGATCTATAGAAGTCTGTGGTAAGATCTTTAATTTTTTTACACGATCTACATTGCCTCTGTTGAAACAGGACAGTATCTAAATCAAACAGATCATCTACATCCATTTATATACTCCACATGTATGAGACATCTTCTTGGGTATCTCCATATTCCCAGACAGTTCCATCGTCTACAAATCCCTCGTCTCCTTCTAGACCAGTGGTGATGAAACCAAATGGTGCCATGTCCTGTTCAATCTGATTCTTCTGTTCACTATAGATACGTGCTCTGACATCATTGTCAGTTAGTTCTTTGAAGTAATCCTGTTGAACCAACCAGGCAAAGATAACCATACACATTACTAGGTCATCATGGAATCCTTCATCAGCTTCAAAGGATTGCTTCTTCTGAATGAACGTAGTAAGTTCTGATATAATTTCGTAGTCATTGAAAGTGAGTTTGTCATCTTCAATAATCTGCTTGAGGTTGGCACAACCAACCTTCTTCACGGTGACACTCATCTTGACACCGAGTTGTGTTTTAGATCCAGAGAATCCATGTCCCACAATCTGCCCTGCACGCCCTCTCATGGCGCACATAAGCACGTTAGGATACTCAAGGTCATAATTTAGAATCGACGCCACAGAGTCTCCCACGTCGTTCACCTCGCACAAGACCCAGGCATTATTATATGCCCGAGCAACATCATTGATAACGTTGGGGAACAGCATCGGTTTGATTTCGTTGTTCCGATACTTTCCTACTATCTTATATGGAACTGTAGTAATGTCGAAGATGATAAAAGCAGAATAGTCTCCGCCAATACCCCTACTAACATCCACCGTAATAATATATTCTGCTTTGTCTGTTGGTTTTTCATAAACGTCAAGTCCCTTACTCCTAGTAATGGGATCTATAAATGCCAATGCTCGTAGTTTAGCGGCAGAGATTAATGTGTCAACAGATCCCAGGAATTCACATTCAAACTCCTGGGTGAACTGTCTCTCTGACGTGTTCTTAATAGTTTCTGCTTTCCAGTTCTCATCCCTACCAGGCACCTGTGACCAGTGTACCTCGTGCCAGGTATATCCATTCCTACCATTCTGTGCATCAGTCCACAACTTATAGAAGTGGTTCATACCCTGTGGGGTAGAGATGATTATGACCTTCGTTGATTTACCAGAAGTAATAGTAGGATAAACAGAGGCAAAGAAGGACTCTGCAATATGGTTTGGAACGAACGCAAACTCATCGAGGAAGATGATGTTAAACGACATACCTCGGACAGCAGACGCAGATGTAGAAGCTGCCAATATCTTACTGCCATTCTCTAACTCCATGGATCCTTTGTTCCATGATATCACGCCTTGCTGAATCCACTTGGGCAAGTTCTCGTATGCTGTTTGCAGACGACCGAGTAGATCCCTTGCTGTACTTGCTTTGTTAGCGAGGATACCAATGTTAACGCTGTCATTAAACAACGCATAATGCAACAAATACGAAACCACCGTCGTAGACTTTCCAGTCTGTCGAGGCAGCTTCGCAATGTTAAATCTACTTGTGTGGAACTTCCTGATTAGTTCTTCTTGGAAGTCCCACATTTTGAATGGCACCAGACCCTCGTCAAGTGAGACGATCTGTACATAGTTCTTTGTGAAGTATACAGGATCTTTCTGACACTTAACGTACTCTTCAATTTGTTCCTTGGTAAAGTCTTGCTTGACGTTCGCTTTCTTTAGAAGCGGGTTACCAAGATAAATCTGATCGGATGCCATAAGAAAACTAGTTCACCACTAGTATTTAGAGATCACCGAACTTGTCTCGCATATCTTCCATAGTTTTTTTCTTCTCGGAGATCATGCCATCGATGTAACCTGCCCTGTATTCCCAGGTCTGACCACCATCCATACCCTTCATTGGATTGATGCATTGTTCGTTCCCTAGTTTGTTGCAAACAAGACCAGCAAGGTCAAGCTCACTAGAGTCAGATGTATTCCCAGTGCCACGCCAGACATGTGTACCATTAATCCAGGTGGCACCGCACTTTTCGCATTCTTTCCTCTCTAGTTTGAGAGTAGACAATTCCTTGTCAGGATCGGTCATCTTTACGTAACTCCTTTATTAGTTTGTTATAATCTGGTAGGTCTTTGATAAGTTGTTGTTCCAACTTACGGCGCATAAGATACATCCTAAACCTAACCCAAGCATAGCGCAATTGCAGGTCGAAGTATACAAACAATCGCGTCGTCTCTTCGACGCCAGCATAGGCAACGAGTAGAATGACGAGGGTGATTACTACGTAGACACCAAGCATATGTAACACTCTGCTACAGGTATTATAGTCCTATGTAGTAAAAAAATGTGTAACAAACACTAACTTTTTCTTAACTAATTTTAAACGGGATCAAAAATTTGTCCAAGATTCATGTTACCACTAATGATTACCTTCAATTTAGAAGTTCTAATAATCGGAGAAGTGTGCAAAGTATGTGAGGGAAAGATAACAATGTCTCCTTCTCGGGCAGGTGCTTGGAAGGCACAGTTCATATCATAGTCCCAGAAGAGAGTCCTATCATCAGGATTTTCTAGGTGTACATAATACACAAACGATATATTAGATCCACCGTGGACATGCCACCCATGAGATTGCGTTTTTGTATAAACTTGATGCCACGCATGAATGATGTGTAGATCGTTAGCATAGTAACGATCAGACACTGCGTCTGTAAATTCTTTGATGTTCTCCAAGAATTTATTAATATATTTTTTCTCGGAGTTGTTCTCCCAGTAATCAGAAACCATGTTATCTGGATCTCTGTTCTCTGCAGGAGACTCCTCATCCATCAGTTCAATCAGTTCTCTCTTGATAGAGTCATGATGTTTAAATTTATGTTTCCAAATTTCCATTATAAATTTTCAAAATTATATTCTGATATCATAGCAAACATTCTTTTCCTCATAATATCAAGAAGGATTTGTTCTTCGTATGGTCTGGCAGGTGCCCCTGGCCACATCTTGATAGAGTATTCAAAATGGTCATACATCGCCCTGACTTCCTCTATGTTCATAGTCATGGTGCATAGCCATTCCTCTTCCTCGGGCATGAGACTCTTGTGTATCTATACCCAGTATATAGTAGATGATATATCCAACACCTATCAAAAGTATGATGATGCTGATAATCACACTCCATACAGGATCGTTAGGATTTTCTAGTGGTCGTAGGAGGAGGTTCATTCCATTCTGATTTCAAGTTGTTGTATCTAGGGTTGTTTATTGCTTCTAGATGCAGCATTTCTGATAGTTCGTCAACACATTGACACCACTTCTTTCTGGCGTCTCGTGCTCCTAATGCTTTTTTCGCCACAAGCGATTCCACTCCCTCCAAAGTTGGGCACATTCTTCGCTCTTTTTTTGGAGGTGTGGTTCTCGATACACTATGGATTCCTGGGGTCTCTCCCTAAACTTTTTAAGTAGTCAGCCCACCAGTCTGGATCCCTCTTGCATTTCCAATTGGGTACTGGCAAATCGTGAAGCGAATACCATTCGTTAATCGCTTCATCTATAGTCTGTGCGATCTCCATATTCCTCTTCCTCTTCGTCAACATCAGCATATGCATCTGCCACGAAGGGTCCTCGTTTGCGTTAAGGTTCTCTTCTGACATAATCAGTTTCAGCATTT